TGGTGTTGTTCAAACTCCACAGGTAAAAGTATGGCCGACCCCAGATCAGAGTAATTTTTATACTCTTGTGTACTTTAGAATGAGAAGAATACAGGATGCAGGTAATGGTGTTAACACACCAGACATACCGTTTAGAATGTTGCCTTGCTTGGTATCAGGATTAGCATATTATCTTTCTTTAAAAATACCAGAGGCAACTGACAGAATACAGATGTTAAAACAAGACTATGAAGAACAGTGGATGATAGCTTCTAGTGAGGATAGAGAAAAGGCTCCGTTACGGTTAGCGCCAAGAGAGTTTTTATATTGATATGGGGTCTAACTACGCAAGAGGCAAGAGAGCTATCGCAGAGTGCGATAGATGTGGTTTTAGGTATAAATTAAAAGAATTAAAACAGCTTACAATCAAGACAAAAAATGTTAATATTCTGGTATGCCCAGAGTGCTTTGAGCAGGATCAGCCACAATTACAGTTAGGTATGTTTCCTGTAAACGACCCTCAAGCTCTGAGGAACCCACGACCAGATTTAACACGATTTGCGGAATCAAATTCCAGAAGTTATCAGTATGGGTTTGACCCTGTAGGTTTTAGCAATCCTTTTAATTTGGATCTAATAAATAATTTGTTAATATCTGGAAGTGTAGGCACAATTACTATAGGAGGAGATGCGGTTTCTAGCACCGAATCTAGTAGTGATAGTAGTGATAGTAGTGATAGCGGAGACAGTGGTGATAGCGGAGACAGTGGCGGAGGTGGGTATTAAATTAATCAGGAGAACTTATGAAAGATACCGGAAAATTTAAACAACCTATGGATATGCCTGTACCAAAACAAGATGGGTATCCGAACAATGTGGCAAACACCCAAACAGTTAAAACAAGAGGTACGGGCGCTGCTACAAAAGGCACAAACTCTTCTAAGAAACTTGGATAATGAACTACAGCGAATTATTTGAAACTATAAAAGGTTATTGTGAAAACGATTTTCCTGATACTTCTTTCACAGATAGCGGTGGAAATACTATTACCCTCACAAGCACAGAGCAAATAAACACGTTCATAAAACAAGCTGAACAGAAAATACATAATTCAGTTCAGATATTAGATCTTAGAAAAAATGTGACAGGAGGTATGACTTCAGGAAATCAATACCTCACAGTGCCAACTGATTGGCTCGCTAACTTTTCTTTAGCGGTTATTGATTCTTCTGGTAATTATAGTTATCTATTAAATAAAGATGTTAACTTTATTCGTGAGGCTTTCCCTAACCCAACATCTACTGGACAGCCTACACATTATGCTTTGTTTGATAACAATTCATATATTTTAGGTCCAACCCCAGATCAAAATTACACATCAGAGCTTCATTATTTTTATTATCCAGAGTCTATTGTTACTGCAAATACTTCTTGGTTAGGTGATAACTACGATTCTGTATTGTTGTATGGAGCGTTGATAGAAGCTCACATATTTATGAAAGGTGAGGCAGACAGTTACCAAAGTTATGTGCAAAGGTATAATGAATCTTTAGCTGGGCTTAAAATGCTTAGTGAAGGTAAGAATCGTCAAGACATGTATAGAACTAAACAAATAAGGTTGGGGGTACAATGATTGGTAATAGCACATCAGTATTGTTAGGTGGTGGAGTAAAAGTTATGACAACTTCTCGTAGAGGTTTTAATACTGAGGAAGTTGCTGAAAGAGCATTAGATAAGATAATAGCTGTCGGTAGTGATTCACACCCTGCAGTTAGAGCGCAAGCTGAAGCTTTTAAAAAAGATATACGAAAAGTTTTAGTGCAATATATGAAAGAAATGGTCAGGAGCCATAACACAACCTTAGCTCATAGGTTTAGAGAGATGGGATATCCTGAACTAATTAAATTACTAGAGGAGTAAAAAATGGCTATTACACAAGCAATGTGTACATCTTTTAAAGCAGAAGTATTATTGGGTGTTCATGATTTTAGACCTGACGCATCTGCTACATCAGACGTTTTTAAATTAGCGTTGTATTCTGCAGCAGCTACTTTAAGTGCTGGCACTACATCTTTTACAACAAGTAGTGAATCCACTGGAACTACTTCAGGTGGTTCTGCTCTTGTAAATTTAGGTGTTACTATAGGGGATTCTACGGGGTTTGTAGATTTCTCTGATTTAACATTTACTAACGTCACTATAAATGCGGCGGGGTGTTTAATTTATAACAGTACGCCTTCTACAAATTCAAACGCTGGAGCTTCTTTAACTAACCCTGCCGTATGTGTGTTAGATTTTGGAGGTACAAAAACATCCACTTCAGGTGATTTTAGTGTAATATTTCCAGCGAATACGAGTGCTGCAGCTATAATTAGAATAGCTTAAAATGGCTGATGTAAATGTTAATGTAGCAAGACAAGCCGTTGCAAACGGGTGGGGTAGAGCGGCTTGGGGTGACGGTGGTTGGAACGCATCAATAACTGAACCTGACATTAGCATGACAGGAGCTGTGGGGTCTACGTTTGTTAACGCAGATGCAAATGTAAGTGGTCTATCCGGTGTCATAGGATTAAAGTTTGTAGGTGAAGAAGAAGTAGTCAGTAATAATAATCTAAGCGTTACTGGTTTTAGCGCAACAGTTGGTTTAGGTTCAATATCTGTAGCTTTAAATAATATAGTCCCTGCAACCGGGCTATCTGCAACGAGTAGTTTAGGTAGTGTATCAGCAGAAGCTAACGCTACTACAAATGTAACTGGAGTATCCTCTGCTATGAGTTTAGGTAATAATTTAGTATGGGGGCAAATAGACACAACACAAACACCCGATTGGGGAGAAATTAAAGAAGCAGCATAGGAGAATAAAATGGCTTCATCATATTCAAATTTAAAAATACAACTCATGGGAACCGGAGATAACTCTGGAACTTGGGGTACAATTACGAATACAAACTTAGGCACTGCCATAGAAGAAGCTATTTGTGAATCCGCAGATGTTGCTTTTTCTCAGGATAGCCTCACTCTTTCTTTGACAGACAGTAATGCCACTCAAGTAGCTAGGCATTTACGTCTCAATCTAACTGGTACAGGATCTGCAGGGATAACTCTTACCGTTCCTGATATAGAAAAAAACTACATAATTAATAATACTTTAGCCACTGATGTAGGAATAAAAAACTCTTCAGGATCACAAGTCACCGTCCCTAATGGTAGATCAGCGATAGTGTATAGCACAGGGTCTGGCGTAGTAGATGCGATTACAGGTTTAAATACTGCAGAAGTAACGGATTTAACAGTTACTACTAAGTTATCTGCTAACGGTACGTTAGATGTATCAGGTAACGGTTCTGTGGGAGGCACATTTAATGTTGAAGGCGATTTAAAAAATGCTTCGGGTAATTTAACAGTAGATCCTGCTACGCAAATTGTAGAGATTAAAGGTAACGGTTCAGATACAGAGGGGCAGATAAAACTAAACTGTCATGCTAATAGTCACGGACAAACTTTAAAAGCGCAACCACACTCTCTTAATATAACTAATACTAATTTATTACCAAAAGGCGGTAACTCAACATTAGTTTCTGAAAGTGCCAGTGCGACTATTACTAATAAAATTTTTAACGCCAGTCTTAGAGAAAAAATAAATGTTTCTACAACCTCTGCTACGGGCGTAATTAACTTTAGTGTATTAGAACAAAATGCTGAATTAAGGACAAATGATGCGGCGGCAGACTTTGAGTTAAATTTTAGAGGTAGTGCAGGAGCAACATTCGCTTCCATTATGCCTACTGGCGAATCAGTATCGCTTGCATTTGAGTCAAAAATGGGTGCAACTGCGTATTATTTAGAAGCAATACAAATAGACGGTGCTACAGCTAACCCAGTGTATTGGCAAGGCGGCACTGCGCCATCACAAGGTAATGTTAGTGGCGTGGATAGTTATTTAATAAACATTACTAGGACTACGGGAACGGCTAATTACACTTGTTTAGCATCTCAAACACAGTTCGGGAAGGTTGATTACTAATGCCAGTTAAAAGTCTAAAAGGCGGTATAGGAGTAAGACCTCTTGGTTTTGGTCTTGGAGCTGCTGAAGAAGAAACAGATCCTAACTTTAATCAAACTGTATTACTTCTTCATGCAGATGGTTCTGAAGGTGCAGGAGATACATCAAATTTAGGAAGCCCAAACTACAAAGCATTTAGAGATAACTCTACATCAGCTCATGCTATTACTGTAAATGGTGATGCTTATGGTAATGACTTTAGCCCTTATTATTATGCTGATGGTTATTGGAGTAATTTTTTTGATGGTACAAATGATCATGTAAAACCAACAAGCACAAGTAGCGATTTTAATTTAGGCACAGGGCAATTTACTTTTGAAGCTTTTATAAATACACAAATCACAACTCAACAAACAGTTATGATTGCTTCAGGAGCTACAGATTTTAATATCTATATAAACGGTGGCAAGTTGTATATGTATTTTGGTAGTAATATTATTAATGGTGTCGGCACTATTAATGTTAATCAATGGCATCATATTGTAGTACAAAGAGATAGTTCAGATTATTTAACTGCATATATTGATGGTACAAGAGTATATTATACTACTCAAACAACCGACTACACAGCCAATAATATGATTACAATCGGAGAACATACTAATGGCACTAACGATTTTAATGGCTATATATCCAATGTTAGATTTGTAGCAAGTACAGCAGTTTACTCAGGGGCGTCTATTACAGTGCCAACTACACCTTTAACTGCAATTACAAATACAAAATTATTAACTTGTCAATCAAATAGGTTCGTTGATAATTCAACAAGCTCACATGCTTTAACAATAGGGGGAGACCCTGCAATATCTACCAACACACCATTTACACAAAGTAAAACTGCAAATGTAGGTTCTGGATTTTTTGATGGTAATACTGATAATTTAACAACAACAGCAAGTTCTGATTTTGCTTTTGGTACAGGAGACTTTACTGCTGAAGCTTGGGTATATCCTCTATCTTTAGGTGGTATTCAAGTAGCTCTTGATTTAAGATATAGTAATAATGCTAATACAGATAATATAACCGCAATATTTTTTAATGGTACAAAACTAGCATGTTTTATTGGTGCTAATAAAGAATCTGGCACTGATATACCAGTTGGTAATTTTTCTTGGCA